GTCCACTTTTCATCATGTGGATCAGGTCGTCCGTTTGCTCCTGTGTCCAATGCTCTCTCATACGACTATCCTTAGATTGCGGAAGCTGCCAACCATGTAATCGAGGCACGGGCCTTGGTAATAGACCGGTGACCACTCACTCAGCCAGTTCTTGTCCTCGTATATCTGGGGAAAAAACTTCTCCGATGGAACTTCCCCCTCGGAATGGCACGCCTTGCACTGCAATATGGCGTCTTCAGCCTCGAAGCTGTGTCTTATGAATCCGTTGCCCTTGCAGTTGGGGCATATTGTCTTGCCCTCAGACATTGATGACGAAGTTTCTTTTCGACGGAACAATGCTCCACATGATGGAATTGTAGTCCGTGTTGTTACAAAACGTTTCCAGTGAGATCTTTGTTCCTACCTTGTACTTCTGCATATGCTTGAGGCGCGACTTGGCCGGGTCCTCTCCTTGGGCTGGGGCGGGGAACGCGAGCCCGTCAACTTTGACGATGGTCATCCAATCTTGCTCATCAATCACCCAGGAAATTCTTCCCGCGCTCACGCGGCTCTCCTTTTTTGCCTCTTATCTTCTTTTTCCACCAAATGCGTAATCTGCATACCGGCGGAGCGGTTGTCCCTTTGAGCCAGCTTTTTAAGCATGTTGTACGTCTGAAGACGTACAGCCACCGATTTAAATTTTTGAATGTTCAATTTATCCTGCCTTTCTGACATCGAACTGATCTATATCAGGCTCGCTGTCAATTATTTTTTCTGGATCCCCGATAGTAATTTCGGGTTGCTCCGGATTTAATGCCCCTTCCGGGCAAAATTTCCTTCCAGCATTATGAGCGAGATCACTCCATTGTTTTGCAGCTTCGGCATAAAACGTAGCCATGACTGTATCGCCAAGCTCCCTTGCATCCCTTGCTTGCACGTACAAGATTTTAGCCCGCACCAAACGCTGACCGAGCCTAAAACCTTCCTTGAAGGTGCTCTCAAAATCTTTCTTTAAAAGTGTCATAACTTTCTCCTTATTAAAGTGGGAAACTACAGCACTAAGCCGGTGTTGTCAAGTGGAAAATAGTGGGATATGTTCTATACAAGTATGCAATGGTATCCTTGACCTTGTAGGCGTAGAACGGATCAATGGCGTACACGTGCAGGGCATCAACCCTAGCATCTATGTCCATTTCCCCTGCAATAAACTGCTTTAGGCGTATCTCCCGCAGTTCTTCAAAAAGAGAGTGTTTATGAAGCAATGTGATGTAATCCGCCACGCTTTCGCATTTTCGTCCATAGGATCTGAGATGAATGGTCGGATCGCCCAGGGCCGTTATGTGAGGCTTTTCGAGATTTGTTTCAATAATACCATAGAAGTTATTGCCCAGTTTAGCAAAGCGTGACTTACCCCAATCGGATTCCAATGCAGCTTGTGCCATACTAATGACAACCACCACACGCTGTTGCGGTGGAATGACTGCGTTAAATGCCTGCGTGCACTGAACAATGCCTTTAACAAATTCATCCTGATTATCATATTTAAAGTCAAAATTACTGACAACAGACTGACATAGCAACAGCAATGTCGCACAAAATCCTGATATAATGTTCATCATCCACTGCCTTTTAGAACTTTATTTACGTGATCATTGTCAATGGGTTCAATCTTATCCTGCATCTCTTCCGAATGGGTTTTTTCTTGTGGTTCATACACAAATTTAGCGGAACAGTATTCACATATTGCCTCATTATTTTCATCAAAGGTGTAGTACACGATAGGATGGTCATCGAAGCATGCAAATGTTCTGGTGTGAATTACTTTAGGTTTCATACTTTACAACTTTACACTTTTTTAACAACAAAGCATAACACACTTTACCTCCGGCAACTTACATTTTTGTTGTATTTTTGTTAATGTGTAAATACTGTCAACATATGGAAAAAACAATCAAGATACTGTCGGATATGACAAAACGAGATGTGGAAAGGCTTAATTTATCCAAGTAATAATAACATGCCTATCTCCTTCATATACAGGAGTAATGGCATGGGGAAAACAGCAATTACTAGGAAACACGATAGCACTCCAGGCTAGCCTGGAAATTACATATTCCTTATCAAAAAAACTAAAATTTCCTCCCTTATAGTCATCATTAAGAATCAATGAACAAGTTAGAATTCGTGGTGTGTTAAATTTAGAATGGTCTACATGCTCTTTGTATTCTTGGGACTCTGATCCTTTGTAGAGAATGTGATCATAGCCGGTATTTTCCATTTTTACACCATCAAAGAATTTAAATTCCTTAATGTAGGATTTAAAAACATTATCAAAAATTTTAGAAATTTCTTCTTTAAATTTAGAATCAAGCTGTTTGACATAGCAACGACGAGCCTCGCTGGCCTTGCCCCCTCCCGCAGTCGCGGGAAAGAATTTTAAGTCAGATTGTGTTATGATCTCGTGAGCGAGTTCTTGGGAAATAACATTACGATATTCTTTAATGTAATATGGTAGCAACAGCTTTAAATGTTTTTCACTAGTCATTTATATTTTAATTTTTCCACTGCATTTATTTCGCATAAGTGATCCCCAAATCTTAATTTATCATCTTCTTCCTCATCGGATAGAATTTTCTTCCTATCATATACAGTTTTATCTTTTACAATACGCTGTTTGTATTTAGGAGTACGAACTTCTTTAGCTATCGGATTTTGTTTTTTCATTACATTAGTTATTTTGTTGTCCTCTAGAATTTTTATAACTTCCTTTTTTTTCATATAATGTTCAGGGTTCCACGGCATTAGGTTCCCGCTTCGCCCCAGCTTTTTCCTGTTTCGATGTCCACTCTGCTTGGTACCAATAATTCAACAGATGTTTCCATAATATCTTTTATTCTTTCCTGGTCTTTTTTACTACTGATGGAAAAATCTAGTTCATCGTGGACTTGAATGTGTGCTATATATCCCTCTTTAGAGAGCTCCAGCATAGCTTTTTTTGTTTGATCCGCAGCTGATCCTTGAATTAATCTATTGAGAGCCTTATAAGTCCAAGCCCGTTTAATCATATGTTCGCCATATTCGTCTTTCGCTTCTTTCAAAGGTAAGGCTTTCTGGCCCCATTCATTAGTGGGTTCCCATAAATCAAAACGGCATCGTCTTCCCAGAAGTGTGCGTAAGTATCCTTTTTTTCCGGCCTTATACATTGTGTCCTTCATCAATTGCTTAACAAAAGGAACTCTTCCATGATATGTGGCTAGAATGTCCTCGGCATCTTCCAAATTAAGGCCTAATTGTGACATCAGTTTTCCTTTTCCCATACCATAAAACAATCCTAAATTAATTGATTTGGCTTGTTTCCGTGGAATATTGGCAATGTCAGCTACAAGTTGATGAAAATCAGTGGTTTCATCTTCTTCATAAGCATCCAAGAATTTTGATGCTCCAGAGAATTCTTGCAGGGCTGCATAGTGGACCACGAGCCGTGGTTCCTGTTGCGAGTAGTCAAATATTCCCCACTCACAACCCTTTTCTGGTACAAAAATGGAACGAATTAGTGGACCAAGTATGGCGTTGCGAGCGGGAATTTGCTGTAAGTTTGGGTTCGAATAACTGAATCTCCCCGTTACCGTTCCTCCTTGGTCGGATCGCATCTGGTGAATGTCTGCGTGAATCCTCCCCCGGTACGAAAACTTGAGGATACTTTCGATGAAAGTTGTTCTCGCCTTATTAATCTCCCTGGCCTCCACGACCATCTTCGCCAAGGGGCTTTCATGACTTGCCAAAAAGTTTTTATCGAACTTTGGTTTGCCCGTTGGAGTGCTGTCGTAAGGGATATTCTGGGTTTGAAAAGCCTTTGCAACTGATGCTGCAGCCCATATCTCCACATTCTTACCTGTGAGCTTCTTAATTGAAGCCATAATCTTATTCTCTTTAGATAGTAAATCATTTTTTATCCTTTCCGCTTTGTCAAGATCGACTCGTACTCCTCCTTGTTTCATCTTGAATAGAACAGGAAAGAGATCTATCTCTAGTTCCAAAATACTTAATAAGTTCTGTGATATGATTTCTTTTTTGAGATGATGCCAAAGACGGAGGGTCACAGCCGCATCTTGCTCTGCGTATTCGCCTACGTGTGAGGCGGGAAGCTTCCACAATTCCGACTTTGGATTTATACCCCACATTTTTGCCGCCTCGTAGAGTTGGGTTTCCGATTTCGATTCCTGTAGATAGTCCTTTCCTAATGAATTTAGATCGAAACGAAACCTATTCTCATCTACCAATGGTGCGGCAATTAAAGTGTCAATTATTTTTCCTCGGATGTCAATACCTAAAGTGGATAACCAGCCTACATCATAAAAGGCATTGTGAAAGACGTAATTCATATAGTCGTAAGAACATTGTTTTTTCAACCACTTAGTTACAATGGTTTTATCCATATTGGGCGGTGTTTCGTGGGCTATGGGGTAGTATCCCTGCCAGCCCTCTACGGCTACAGCTATTCCCACCACCTCTCCTCGTCCTGCAATCCATCCTGGACCTCTTGTTTTTAGCTCTGGATCTCGTGTTTCGAGGTCAATGGCTATTTCAGTGTATTCTGAGAGATCTGGAAAGTGATCAGGCATTACCCATTCACTGGGCATTATATGAACTTTAGGAAACCAATTGGGCTGTTCTTTCATTTATTATCCTTTTGTAAGGATTTTACGTATTCACTTGTAAGACGTCCTCTTTTTTCCCCTTCATTTTCGAAAGAGATATTTTTTTTATTTGTTCGGATTTCTATTTCTCCTGCAATGGCAGCGTAGGCCGCCATATCAACGTAGCTATCTTTTTTATGTTGGTGCATAAGCCGTGCTATTTTTACCAAGGCCATACACACCGCGACGTCATGGGGGGTTACTTCTTTTCGGAGGAAAATAGACCACAACGCCGCAATGTTCTTGTGATTGGTAAGCTTGTCGCCGTAATCCTTATGGCGATCCGAACCAATTAAATCTTGTGCTTCTTTTAAAATGTCTTGTGAGATCATTCTATCCTGCTCGCATAATGAAAGATGGGTTCATATTCGTATTGTCCTTCTGTTCGGTGAACAATGTATAATTCTTCCTTGGCTCTTGTCGCACCGACATAAAAAACTCTTGCTTCATCATCTCTTCCTTGTTGGCTTTCTGTATATGACCTATAGGGGGCATATGATAAATCGGTTAATAGCATAACTTTTTGTCTTTCACCACCCTTGGATGCGTGAATGGTTGACACTTCAATACGAGGAATAGCGTCAAGCTTATTTCCTGATCGCATTACCGCGCGCAGATAAGTTTTACGTCGTTGCAGTCCCTTGGAATTCAGCATGTCATACCAAGCTATTTCCCTTACACTGAGGGTTTTGTCTTTAGATATTTTAATTGTTTCCCGTAGACCATACTCTTTAATAAGATCTTCCAAGCTGTACCTCCCTTCAGGCTGTCCCTTGAACACTCCGTAATTCCTCTTGATCCGAGTGCTGTCCATGTGATGATAAATGACATCACACACAACACCCGAGATTGATTTACCGTTTTGAAGCGCGGTCCACGCCCTGATGGCTTCGATGTATTTAAAGCTGATGGTTGGAAAACCATATCGTTTATAAATCCATCCGTATGTTTCCAGTGCCTCACACACCTTTTGTACAACTTCGTTAGTCCTGCATAAAATTAACCACTCACCTTCCTGCAATCCTTGATTTAAAGGTCTGATATTTAAGACTTGTCTTATCCCCATTTCATCTCTTGGTTTATATTGTTTTGGGATGCGGTGGGATATTGACTGTCCAAGTTTTGTGGCAAGACTGTGTACGCTTATAGGAATGCGGAATGATTGAGTGAGAGGTATTATGGTGTTAAGATTATTTCTGTCCGCCATTTTAATGAAGTGTTCAATGTCTGCTCCAGCCCACCTGAAGATAGCCTGATCATCATCCCCTGCTATGTAGGTTTCAAGTGCTCCAGACTGCTTCTGAATCATATCCACCACTTGCCATTGCTGGGCGCTGAGATCTTGCGCTTCATCAATGAATAGATATTTAAGGGGAGGAGGATTTTGTTTCTTTAAAAAATTAACAAAATAATCAACATATTCATGTTTGTCTCTGTCTTCTTTAAACTTTTTTAGATCTACATCCATTTGTTCTATGAGCTTGCGTGCTCCGTAATTGTTCAAGGTATTATCTCTGAAAACTTTATATAAGCGATCCTGATCATCAGGATATTTAGCGTAGGAGAGATTAATCATGTCTTGATATTCACTCTTCGCTGACGGCATAGCAATATCTACACCATTTCCTTTTTTCATTTTATTGACATATTCGTGGCCCGTGATCCGTGATAACTCCTCGTAGTCACGATCATCCATGATCTGCGCTTGCTGAAGCTGCAGACGACGATACGCCAGGGAGTGCAACGTGGAGAAGTAAGGATACATAATTTTAACCGTCTCCTTCGTGTATTTCTGATTGGAGTCCTTGACGATGCGATCACGTATTTCTTCCGCCGCCCTCACAGTAAAACTAAAGTAGCCTATATCCTTTGTCGTGCATATGCCCGCGTTGAGAAACTCTTCCACCTTATTTTTTAGATAAGTTGTTTTTCCCGTTCCAGGCGGTCCTATGATAACGTGTCTATGCATCTTTCACACTTTCTAAAATAGATAATCCTAAATAATAGGGGACTTGTGGAACTAAACTATTTCCTAACGCTTTAAGTCGGTCCACCCTATTGGGTATCCCATCAGCCACTCGACCCAATTTGGGTTCAACGTCCCAGTTTCCTTGTATGATTTTCCCTCCTGGTGTTGGACTGCGTCCTCTATCGTGTTTGTTAGGGGATTTCTTTTCGTCTTCGCCATCGTTTCCGGAAGTCGGGGTAGCTTGTACATTCTGTTGGTAGGGGTTGGCCATATTGCCACTGACTCCTCTAGCTTTCCCTTTGATTTTTTTGTTTCCAGTCTCTTGCTGATTGTTTTTGTTTTCTCCCCCATAGCTGCCGATGCTCTCGGTGTTGGCCACATCTGCGGTTTCCCTTCCACTAGCTCTGCCAGACCTCGTCCGTAACCCTTCGTCGTTCTTCCTGGTTCTTTTGCTCTCGGTGTTGGCCACATCAAATTCGGATGCCTCACCTGATCGTTGAGAGAGATTGGCATTTTCTTTTCCAATTTCATTTTCATTCTTTTCTCTGATGAAGCTCCCCTGTCGCAATGAGCGTCTGGTGTCCTCCACATATTCCACTTTGGTTTCTGATCCTTGTTGGGTGACAGTTGAATCTGTTCCATCAGGGAACCTGGTGGTACTGTGGATCTTCCTATTGCTAGTCTCTTCTTCCTTTTTCTTTCCAATGCTTCGGGACTCCTCTCCTTTATTCCCACCGCTGTTGGCGTTTGCCACAACCCAGACTCTCTCTCTTTTGTGGTTGGCGCCGATGGCAGAAGCTGAAATACTAAACGCCCGTGTTTGGTAACCTTCACTCTCCAAGTTCTGGAGTACGGTGTCCAAACCGAGTTTAATGTGGCCAGCAACGTTTTCTCCAATGATCCAATTCGGCCGGAGCTCTTTGATAATCCTAAAATACTCTGGCCAGAGGTGTCTCGGATCTTCTTCACCTTTTTTTCTACCTGCGACGCTGAAAGGTTGGCAAGGGTAGCCTCCAGTGATAATGTCGATAGGTCCAATTCCATCTGCTTTGATTCTGTCATATGTAAGCTCCTTTATGTCTGTATATTTTTTAACATGTGGCCAATGCTTTTGCAGCACTTTTCTGGGAAACTCTTCAATTTCACAGAATGCCACCGTTTCAAAGCCACCCGTGGCCTCAAGCCCTAACGAGAAGCCACCAATTCCCGAGAATAAATCCAAATGTCTAAGTTTATTTTTTATCACTATACCCCTTTGCATTTGGATTGCTCCAATAATGTTTGCTGGTGTAGCCATAAAATTTATAGCATTCATCACAATAAAAATGATCCTTTGGATCTTCGATCGTTGCGTCCTTATCGCAGTTATGTCCCTTGCATTTCTTAGTTTCCATCATTATCTCCTATGTTTGTTAAAACAATTTGCCTCAATGCTCGTCTCACTTCTTGGTCAGACAATAAAAGTTGCAGTAAATATTTTTTAAATAATTTTCTAATCATTCTTATCCCTTTCCTTGATGCAATGTTTTAATCTTTTAATGAAATCCAAACAATGGTGTCTCCATTTATGTCCCTTAATAATAAATCGTTGAAATTGACGATCATGGGTTACAATTAATAAGACCCCTTTTTTAATGGTAGTGCCACACATCTTATTATGGGCAAGACCATATGCTGCTAACTGAGTAAAATAATTCTGAACAGAATCATAATTCTCTCGTTGATAACTTCTTTTTTGTTTAAAATCTATGACAGTAGGTTCTCCTTCGTAGATTCCAATTAAATCTGCAATTCCCTTATAATTATTATTAAAATGTAAGTGAGCTTCTATCCCCCATACTTCTTCTAATTTTTCTTTTAATCCGTTTTTTATAATTATATTACCAAGAGTAGCGGCAACAGCTTTATTAGGATCATTTTTTCTAAATAATTTTCCTTCTGTGTTGTCTATTTTTTTCTCCAGATAGGTATGCATACTTTTTCCTATGGCGATAGAATATGCAATAATTCGATCTGCTTCTTTCTCTCCTATCCTTTTACGCCATTTTTCTAGAAAAGTTTTATCGCTTGTTTCATCCAACACACGAGAGGGTGAAGGGAGTTTCCCTTTCGGCCACACATATTTGTCTATATAGAGAGGATTATGCTTAAACATTAATATGGACTCTTTTCTGTGAAATCTCTTTCCTTCAGTTCGTATTCAGTCTCTTGAATATCAATTGGTATTTTCCAACAATGCGTGGAATGTCCCTCAATCTTAAGCTTGTCTGTTGATCCTTTTAATTCATTAAATATTTTCATCTGGTGGGTTTCATTTATTTTTGTAAAGCGTTTGGTTTTTAAGAATTCACGGAAGGACTGTGGTTTGAAATAAAAATATCCTTCTTGTTCATATGTTTGACCCAAGCGAATCTCATCGCGGTCTTTAGCTCCTTTTGTGTTACTAATGAATGTTTGAAGATGAGAAAGAAACTGTCCTTTTGTTGTCACTTCTCCTGGAAGAATGACATAATCTTTCTTCTCTTTCATTATGGCTAAAAGTTCATCTACTCTTTGCGCCCAAACTAAAGGGCCAACGGGCCGTGGGCTTGTATCCGCTTGCGCAATACACGCTTTACGGTAAGCAGGATGATCCGCTAGTTGATCCACGTTGAGAATAATGACTTGTCCATTATGAGTCAGTTCATACATAGGATTATCCGACACCCATTTCTTCAGACTGGAAATGTCATCTGTTGCCGAGTTTCCAATTCCATACTTGCGCGTCTTACATTTAATTTTTTCACATACTGATTTAAAAGTAGGTTCTTCACACCGATAAAAATACTTATCGTCCCCAACTTGTTTACAGATAGTGAGAACTTCACGTGAGGGAAGAGGAGGCTTAAAATACTTGGTATTATACTCATCCAATTTTGCTTCTACTTCGTCAGGAAATCGTTCCCGCAAATAGATTCCCACTTGAAAGAGACATTGGTTACGCGATCCTTCGCTGAATCCTTGTTCAGCTAAAGTTACAATGCACGGAGGAGCGCCTTTGAAATCTTCTCGAGTGTCAACTGTTTTAGGAATATCAACGTTGCTGACTTGTAATATGACTTTTGTTTCATAATATTCTATAAATTTTCTTAACGTATCTAATGCATTACCTTCATCATCGAACGCATATCTTGTTGGATGTTCTTCATGGTTATAAGGTAAATTTAAAAAATTACCTGTGGCTTTGGGGTTCAGCTCAATTTGTTTTGGGAATATCTCTGAATCAGCGTAGCCTAACCATGCAGCTATCTCTGTTAATTTTAGTTGCATATCTTTGGCAGTTGCTGGTTCGCGTACAAATAAATATATATGTGCGCCACCACTTTTTGATCTACATACAACCAGTGGTAATTTCTTTTCGACAATTTTTTTAATTAATTTCTTGTGATCCAACCCATCATAGGAATCAATATCAATGGCTCCCCAGTTACAGGTATTGCCTTCACGAATAGGAATAATGCCTAGACTAGGTTCACGACCCTCTAGATGATCGTACCATTTTTCTTTTGTAATTTGTTCTTTTTGGATCCAGGACTTGGCTTCAATTTTACCTGCGTCATTTTTAGCTCGACTTTGCGTCTGACCATAGGCTCTTTCTAGTCCACTAAATA